CTGCAAGAAGGACAACAACTTTGAAGAGTTCGGACAAGTACCCGGTCCGATCGGTAAAACCAACCGCTTCGAAGAGTTCAAGGAGTGGGTTCTCGCCGCTCCGTCGAAGCCAACGCCTGCTCGCGTTGCGCAAGAGTTCCCCTCTATCTACTTGCAGTATGGACGAGTCATGGAATGGATCGACCTTATCTATCCCGTCAATCTCCCTGTCGACGGTGAATACCGTCAACACCAACAACATTTGGCCAACCTCTTGGAACAGCCCCCCTCGGACCGTAAGATCTATTTCGTCGTCGATACTGTTGGAAACACTGGGAAGTCCTGGTTCATCAAAAAGTGGATGCAATCGCACATGTCTGAAACCCAAATGCTGTCCATCGGAAAACGTGACGACCTCGCTCACACCATCGATCCCTCTAGACGATTCTTCTTGTTTGACTTACCTCGATCTGGATCTGAGTATTTACAGTACACCATCCTGGAACAGCTCAAAGATCGCTTCGTTTTCTCCCCCAAGTATCATTCTCGTACCAAGGTTCTAGAGCATCTACCTCACGTCGTGGTTTTCATGAATGAACATCCGGACATGACAAAACTATCGGCTGACAGGTACGAAATTATTAACTGGCTTAACCTCTAAATATATATTTATCAAACTCTTAGTATTAGGCTGCCCCCGGCAGCCGTTCCTTCAGTGAACCATGTCTTCCCCCGGCCCCCGGCCGGGATGGGGTGTAACCCTCCAATCAACCAATGAACTCGTCATTGGGGTTAGGGTTGTGGGTTTAGTTCTTAGGTTCTTTAAAGTACGTAACACAACGGCGACTCATCTGAACGATACCAGTAGTGCTTGCAGTACCACCGGATGTCGCAAACTCATCGAACCAGTATACTAGGGACACGGCACCTGCCTCAGGTTGCCCTGTAGTACCGTCGTAACGAAGTTGCCTTTTCAATGGTATATACCAATCAACATTCATATAACTAAGGCCCTGTTGTGAAACAGAGCCGCTCTCGGTTCCCCCTGGAATCAATCTGTACCTTTTATGCTTCAAGATCGTATAACGATCGGCATTGATCGGCAGACAATGGAACTCATTGCTGTTCAGATCATCTGCAAAGTCTCTAGCCCTGTCAGTTGCTTGACTACTGCGAAAGAAGTCATTCACCGTAACATTCTCAGCATTTCCCTTAGGACTAAGCACCGCGATGTTTACGTAAAGTGGTGCTGGACCAATACTCTTTACTTCGAGACATAACTTGAAACCCCTTAGATTCACAATACGTCTTTGACGAGCGTCTAGCTCTGTACCTTCAGGAATGTCGGACAGACTATGCACATATTGCTGACGTGTATTTCGTAGGACGTTATCGGCACTGTCCGTTGCCGACCGTTTAGTGGTCCCGGTTCCAACCGGTTCCCCGATGTTCCTACGACTGAAATTGTTCGCCTTCCTGCGCTTAGTCGCACGGTAGGCATAACTAGCCACTCTACCTATGGTGCGCCGGTTCTTGTAGGCATATGAGCCTAACCGATAGGCCATGCGTGCGCGCCTTGCATATGGATTGGCACGCGCGCCACGACTAAGTGCCGCATAAGCCCTTTTGCGTACGATCATCGACATCGTTCCAGGAACGCCTTTTATGATCCGGCTGAGCACCCATGAGGCGGGGACATTATTACCCCGCCTCATCTACTCATCTCACAATATCTATCATGGCGCAGAGTAAACGTTGGTGCTTCACGCTGAACAACTACACTGACGACCATGTCGCGGTCCTCCGATCCCTTGCTGGCAGCTGCGAGTATCTGGTCTTCGGCAGAGAAGTGGGCGAGTCAGGGACTCCCCATCTCCAAGGCTTTGTCGTCTTTACGCAGCGTAAGCGTCTCACGTCGGCTCGTGCTGCCATCGGACCCGCCCATTGCTCGGTCGCTCGCGGTACCTCCGAGCAAGCTTCTGACTACTGCAAGAAGGACAACAACTTTGAAGAGTTCGGACAAGTACCCGGTCCGATCGGTAAAACCAACCGCTTCGAAGAGTTCAAGGAGTGGGTTCTCGCC